GGCTATACCCCATCGAGGAGAGCCAGCTATTGAAGCCCGTATCGTCGCCGTAGCCCGCCATGATTACTTTGCCTTCGGATTGGTCACGGCGACCTTTTCTTCAGCGCCGGTGTCGGCCGGATTGGTCACGGCGACCTTTTCAGCCTTATTCAGCAGATAGGCCGGGATTTCATCGCCTTCGACGGTGATGACAGAGCCGATTTCCAGCTCGGTATTGTCGGCATCAAAGACGCCGCTTTCGGTGATCTTGAGGTCCATAGGACTGTCCTTAAAAAACGGCCCGCTGTCGGCGCGGGCCTATGGTTACGACGATACGGCCAGGCCGATGTTGTTCGCCGCGTCGTACTTGATCTCGACGGCGGCGGCGGCCATGGTGACGAAGTTGTAGTCGTCTTCCGGGTTGTCGCGTTCCTGCGCGCGAGTGACCATCGGCATAGCCGACAGCACCTGGACGACACGGCGATCCTTGACCAGGGCGATGATCTGGTTCGCGGACACCTTGTCGGCGGGAACGACAGCTTGCACACCCGCGATCTCCTGAATACGCTGGAGGATCGTCTTGTTCGGGTAGGTGGTCGAGAAGTCGGTGTTGCCGGCATAGAACCAGTCGGACCAGTTCAGATACAGAGTGGCTGGCGACTTGAAGTTCTTGGCTTGCAGGAGCTTCAGGGTCGCGATCACTTCCGACATCCACTGGGCGCCGGTGGCGGATTGCAGGGTGACGCCCGTCGAACGGGTCGAGCGCTTCGGGTGCGTGCGCAGACCGTAGAGCTGTTGGCCGGACACGACAATCGAGGAGTCGCCGTCGAGCGCGATGCCCTCCAGCTTTTCCGCGACCTTGAACATGGCGTTTGTGCGGCCCGCATCGTCAAGCTGATAGCCTTCAGAGGCTGCCGCAGCGACTTCGCGCCAGCCGTAGCCGAACGAGGAGTCGATGATCGGAACCGGCGTGCCGTAGTAGGCGAAGGTCGGCTTGTCGATGTTGGCCTTCGAGCGACCGTCGAGCGAGATGTTCACGCTGCCGCTGTCGGAGATGGCCTGGAAGTAGTGGACCAGCTTGCCGATCGGCATCGGACGGGACACGGACGACGCGAGGTCGTTGAACACGGCCAGCACCTGGCGCTGGATCGCGATGCCTTCACGGTCCCATTCGCCCCAGACGTTGAACGGCAGCGGCAGGGCGTTGCCGATCATGCTGGCATTGCCAATGCGGGAGGCCATGGCGCGCTGAGACGCGTTGAACTGGCGACGGTTGGCGAGGATGGACGCCTGCTGGGCGTCGGTGAAACGAAGCATGGTCAGGTCTCCTTAGGACTTGGCCGAGAAGTTGGCGATTTCGACGTCCGCCAGGGCGCCCGCAGAGAACGCGCCCGGCGTGTCCTTGAAGAACGCGACGATGACGTTGCCCGTGGTTGCGGCGGTAAGGCGACCGGCAGCGCCGATGGTCAGCGGCTGGTTGTAGGTGTAGGTCGCAGCAGCCATGGCGCACGAGTACACCTGGCCTTGCTCCAGTTGGAACGCGACACCGGTATCGCCTGAGGTGTAGGCGGTGGCGGTGTCCTGGTCCTTGAAGTCAAGGGTGCCGAGGATCATCGGGCGCTTGTCGGTCGCGGTCGTGATCTGCGACAACTGGGTCGCCGTCTCTTCCACGAACGTGCCCGGCAGGTAGGCACCGGCGACGGGCTTGTTGACGGTACGCGGCTGAACGCAAGAGCCATTCGGGCCACGGTAGATTGCATTGCCGGCCATGATTACTTGCCCTCCACCAGCTTGTTGAGGTCGTAGTCCTTGAACTCGTCGTCACCGGCGTTGCCAGTGAAAGCGCCGTTCAGGGCAGCAGCCTTGCCGGGCTCGGCGAGCTTCGCGAGTTCGCGAAGGGCGTTGAGCGGGGTCGCCTTCGCCACCTCCTCGGTCAGCAGGTTGGCCTTGACCACCTTGCCGGCCAGTTCTGCGGCCTCGGCCTCGTCTTTGGCCTTCTGGTTCGCGACCATCTCCGCGTGCGCGTCGGTCAGCGGCTTGACCGCTGCGGCGACGGCATTGGCGACGGTTTCGGCAATCTTGCCTTGGTCCGTCGCCATGTTTTTGACGGCTTCCGAGAGGGTCTTCACCTCGCCGGAGAGCGCATTGAACTGTTCATCAGAAACAGCCATGTCATCATCCTTTTTGTTTGTTGAGGGGGACCGCTCAGCGCCGAAAAGCCTTGTGAACACTTCGGAGACTGCGGTTTTCATCGCATCCAGCATGGGGGCACGCTGGCGCTTTTCGAGAGCCGAGACCAATGAGGAAACAGCCCAGTCGAGGTCTTGGTCCGCGCACGAGACAGCGGAGTTGATGACCTCGATTTCTTCAGGCTCGCCCTTGGCATTGACCATCATGCCGACGCCCTGGTCCGGCGTGGCTGCGCCCTCTTCATCAAGCAGGGCCGCGTCGTGGTCGAATTCCATGTTGCGAGCGATAAACTTGTAGGGAACGTCGCCGTTCGCGGCCTCCAGGTTGCACAACAGCCCGGTCGAGGTATGGATCGGCTTGCCCTTGTTGATAGCGTCGAGGAGCGCCTTGCCGCCCTCGGAGCGGTTGGCGACTTCGACGTCGATCACCTTGTCGAGCAGGACGCGGCCGTTTTCCTGGCGCACGTTCTCATTCCATGCGCCAACCCAACCCTGGTTGATGCCTTCCGGATCGCGGGCGGACACGAACTTGCCGTTGATCATGGGATGACCAAGGGGCGCCGGCGTGCGCTCAAGGCTCTTGTAGCTGTTGGCGATCTCGTCGGCGGGGTACATGACATCGTTCATGACGATGTTGTCCGGCAGCGTGGCAGACGGGACGACGATGACATCGCGGCCATTGCGCTTCACACGCTGGATCGCCGCCATGTTCGCCATGGTACGGATATTGACGCGAACGCGCTTCATGTCAGTTTCCTTGTGGGTCGGCGCCGGCGGCTGCGGCCTCGTCTTCAGGCGCAGCTTCGTTCAGGTATTTCTCGGATTCGGCCAGTGGTTCCTTGTCCACCACGGCCCGGATTTCGTCTGGCGTGAACACGAGTTCGCCGGACGGCTGCATCTTCTGGTTCACACCCGCCATCTTGTCGGCGCGGTCGATCTTTTCGGCAATCGAGGCCTCGGTGAGGTCGGTCCAGTCGAGCGTCCAGTCCTTATCCGGCGCGATGATGCCGAATGCCTCAAGTCGCCTGACCAGCGCCATGATATTCGGCTTCACGATGTTGGTGCGGCGCGCCATGTTGGTCTGCGCCCATTCCTTCGCATCCTCGGTCGAGGCCCGCTCTCCGGTCTGCATCCCGACCAGTATCTTCGTCGGAATATTCACGGACGCGGCAAACGACTGAAGCGCGATGTCGAAAAAGTGCTCCGGCGACGGGAGCGTGATGTTGAGGGTCTTTGCATTGATGCCCTGGAGCATCAGGAGCTTGTCGAACCCCTTCTGCCAGTCCCCAACCTGGTCGTTCAGCTTATCGACCAGTTCAGCATCCGTGACGCCCATGATGCGGGCCATTTCGGACAGGCGGGCCTCTTTATCGACCTCCAGCACCGGCGCCGACTTAGCGTTCTTCCAGAAACCCTCGCCCCCGGCGCCCTTGATCTTTTCCATGTCGATCAGGTCGTTGTAACCGGCTTCGAGCAGCGACAGGCCATTGACCGTCCCGTCACGCGACCAGATCAGTACGCGGTCGGGATGGATTTGGAACTGGCGCGGCTGGCGGGTCTGGCCAACGGCGGATTCGTTGAACTGAAAGCTTGTCGGCTTTCCATAAGTTGGCGACTGCGTGTCGCTATCCCAGGTGGCAACGCGAAGCTGCCCTTCCCACGCCGGAATGACCTCGACCAGACCATCAAGGCCGCCGGGAACGCGTGTCACCGGCTGGTCAAACGGCTGGTTATCAGCGAGGCGTAGGATCAGGCCGGAATAGTGCCCGACGAGGCTGCGGCGGTCGGCCTCCGCGATCTGTTGCCAGAGACGGAGGTCATCGAAGCGCTGGCGGATATCCGATTCAAGCGGCGTCTCCTCGACCTGCGCGCCCTGATCGCGGGGCTTCTCCAGAAGGAAAGGGTTGTCTTGCCACGTCTTCAGGATCGTCTTATCGACGGCGGCGCGGGCGATGCCGTTGCGGGAATACATCCCCCACAACATCATGAAATCCAGGCAGTCCGGATATCCGAAGTCGGCGTAGTGGTTGTGCTTGGCCGCCGGGAAATAACCCGGATACATGGCCTCCATCCGGCGGGACAGAGCGTTGAGCAGTTGCGCCACTTCGGCGCCGCGGTCGATTGGCGTGCTCATCGGTGCCTCGAAGAAAGGAAGACCATCGCTTGGGGCTCGGGCTCCAGCTTTAGTTCGGTGACGGCCCAGACGAGCGCATCCATTCGGTTTGGCGAGCCTGTGCCCTGGTACCCAAGCGGCGTGGTCTGCTTCATCTCCGCTTCCATGTCGGAGAACCTTTCCAGGTGAGCGATCCGCCCCTGGTCGTATAGTGCTGCTACCGGTTCGGCCCGGACGTGCTTGCCGCGGGAGGCGGTGACGATCACGACACGCTCACGAATATTGGCCGCCCGCATTGTCGACTCGACCATGTCTCCGCCGAAGTTGCGCTCTGCAACGATGCAGTCGGCACCCCATTTCTTGCAGGTCTGAGCGACCCTTGTCGCCCAGTGCATGGTCCTCGCCTCAGCCGTGTCACCCTCACCTGCCGATGTGGTGGCATCCTCCAGTACGACAGCGCCGTCGCCATATTCGGCGACGGCCACAATCCCGACATCATCCCCGCCGCCGGACGGGTCAACGGCCACGACAACCCGCCGCCAGTTCCTCAGTTCAGCCGCCAGTTTCCCCCGCCGCCACGCCTCGTCTATCGTCGCCTGCGTCCAGATCGCGCCGCGCAGGAGGGCTTCCGAAGGCGCCTGCTGATACTGAGCCGTGAAGACGCGCAGGTTCGCCGCCTTCATCTTGTTCAGCCGTTCGAGCGGGTGCTTCTCAGGCCAGAGCGCCTTGCCGTCCTTAATGGCTGGCAGGCAGACGTGTTCCCAGGTTTCGCCGTTGCCGCCAGTCAGCAGGAAGCCCGACAGGTCCGCCGGGTGCAGTCGCTGCATGATGACGATGATCGGCGTCTCAGGCGTGTTGCAGCGGCTTTCGAGCGTGTTCCCGAACCATTCGATCACGCCTTCGCGGATCGTGTCAGAATTCGCCTCGTCAGCCTTGTGCGGGTCATCTATGATGATCGCGCCGCCGAAGCCTGGCCTGTGCTTGCCGGCGCCGAAGCCGGTGATCGTCCCTTCCGAGCCTGTCGAGTAGATGACGCCGCCATCCGTGGTGCGCCAGTCGTCCTTTGCATTCGCGTCGGCCCTGATCTGGCACTTCGGCCACAGATCCTGAAACCATGGCGACGATACCACGTCGCGGGCCTTGGCGCCGTTGTTCGCAGCCAACCGTGCCGCGTAGCTGACGTTGATGAATTCGCAGTCCGGAGCCTTGGCCAGGCACCAGGCAATGAACATCACGCATACGATCTCGGTCTTCGAATACCGAGGAGGCATGTTGATGATCAGCCGCTTGATGTCGCCTCGATAGACCGCCTCCAGCTTTGAGCACAGCACCTCGTGGTGCCAGTTCCGGAGCCACTTGCGACCGGTCTGCTGCTTAAAGGCATACCGGACGAAGAAGTAGAAGTCGGTTTCGAGTTTGTGCTTGAGCGCGATCCGGTCAAGCTCGGCCTCAGACCTCATCGTCCAGTTGCTTCATCTTGGCCGCGATCTTGGCCGCATCCGCGTCGGTGATCTCGTCACGCAGGCGTTCGCCCTTCGTGGTCAGATCGACCTGAGACTTATCGCCGTAGTCGCCCTGGTTCCACTTGCCGACGATGCGAAGGCGCGTGTCGATCTTGACCTTGGCGACAGATGCCGTTTCCGGGTTGGCGTCGTCCGCGATCTCGATGCACTCATCGACAAGGGCGTGTGTGCCGATGTTTCGCGCGCGGGCGTACGGGGAATTATCGCCACCGTCCGGATTGAGCCACGACCACACCGTCGAATAGTTCAGGCTCCGTTCAATAACAAAGGCTCGGAGCGTCACGCCGTTGGACAGCGCCTCCAGGGCGTCGGCAACAATCGCCGCCTTTTCCTTGTCATCAAAAAACATCGGAGGTCGCGCCATGTCATGCCTCCCTCAATTGGTCTGGCTTCCCCGGATTTGCCGCCATGAATCCGCCAATCGCAGGGCGTCCAGACCGCAGCTTTGACACACGCATCCGGGGCATTGACCTCGCGCCAGTGGTCGAGGCGG